AAAGATAATAATAAAGATAAAGTAAATAATAGTAATCCTGATATAAACGAAATGTTTGAAAATTGGGAATTAACAACTGGCATAAAAATCGACAGTAATATTCAAAGAAATAGAAATGCCTGTAGCAATATGCTTAAAAAACACGGTAAAGATAAGCTTATCCAGCTAATAAGGGGGGTTGCGTTGTCTCATAACGATAAATATGCACCAAGGATATCAGACTTTTCATCTCTACAATCTAAACTAACTGAATTAGTTGTATGGGGTAAACGTCAATCATCATCAACCATAAAAGGAACTATAAAAATATGATTTACGAACTTACCGATTATCAAGGGAATAACATATCTTTATCAGATGACAAAGCTGCTAAAATAGCAGCAATAGCCGGACTTATAGAGGTTGAAGTAAATGGCGTAACCCACTTCATAAATATTAGCAATATAGCTGGAATTAAACCAAAAAAAACCGGTATAATTTATAAAACAGCAAAACAGTTGAATATGCCTAACCTTAGTTTATAATAAAACTTATGGATAAAATAAATTGTTTAATTTGTGGCAAAATTATACCTAATACGGATTTAGTATGCGGTGATAATGGAGCTTATAAATGTGCGAATTGTTTTAATAATACTTTCAACAAACAAATTTATACACAAAACAGAAAAGAATTTTATAACAATCGTCGCTCATGGAATGATACTGCTAAAAAACAAATGCAAGAAATATTAAATAATTGTAATAACTCTAACTATAAACCTAAAAATATAGATTAATAAAGGAATGAAATGATTAAAAATTGCATAAAATGTTACGATGCGTTTAATTCAAGAGGTGAAACAAGTTGCTCAATGTGCCGAGTAATGTCTTTAGAACTAAAAACTGATAAACGTAATTTTTATAAAGACCGTAAATCTTGGAATAAATTAGCAGACGATAGGTTAAAAGAAATATTAGAGTTCTATAATACTAAAAATAATGCCAAAATCGTTGATATTAAGCCCCTACAGCGTGTCGTAGACTATGAATTGAATATTCACTCGTCTGACTTTTAAAACTCCATACATAGCCTTACAATGCGTTAAATAAATTATAATTATTGCTAAAGATACAATGTTTTCATTTGGTTATAGCTACTTATGCACTTACTTAGAACTAAATCGGTAATCTCGTGCATAGCATAATGTCCACTACTTTTATATCTTAGTTTTTCACCCTCATCTTTAGCTCGTTCAATCTCACGCATAGCCTGGTAGGATGTTGGTGGTTTTGGTGGATCATATTCTTGATGTAACCAAGCGTGTTGGTCAATCGGCATATAAGTTTGATTGCACTCTAAGTTTCGTAAAGTATCAAGCAAAACAAACTTACCAAAAGTGCGAGCCGTAAACTCATGGTGATGTAGGTTTAGATTGCGTGGTTTGTCTAGTCGTAAATTAGAGTATGGTAGTTCTAGTTCACATGGTGGGATAGCAATACCGTTCCTAGTTGGATACTCACAACCGCTAATCATGACTTAATATCATCGTTTAACATGCTTCGTAGACCTTGTTTGCCTAGTTTATGCTCAAGTTGAAGTCTTATGTAAGTTTGAGTTTCAAACTCGTCATCAAGCTCTATAACGTCTGGTACTTCAATATATTTAAAGCGCTCCATCATCTACTCCTTTTATATGCATCATAGTGTCAATTAAGCGTCTATCCATTTCACGCTGAACTACATAATCAAGCATTTCCAATTCTTCTTGCCTAAATTCAATACTTTGAGATAACTGGGCTAATTCTAAGTCAGATAAATATTTTAATCTATTGTCATCAGGCAAGGCTATTTCATAAGTCTCGTCATTTTCAAAGTCATCGTTGTTTTCGTAAAATTCAGAAAATTCGCTCATATTTATCTCCTATTAAAAAACGGCACATTTCTGTACCGTTAGTTTTTTATTTTATTAGTGATGCCGAGTCACCATCACCGACTAGCGATGAAGCCAAACTTGTGAGAATTGACATTAACATTCCTAGTAGACCAGCTATAATCACTGGTTGCCAGTTTACGTTTAATAAATCATACGGATTAGCAGCGTAAGTTACACCTACTATAGCTAATACTACTTGCGCAAAAGTTTTAATAGCTCTTTCAGCCGCATCTTGCCAAAATTCTTTACTGAACATTTATTTGACCCCTGTTAATGTTTTTTTAATCCACCCAATGAAGTTTACAAGCATCATTTTAATGGACAGAAGTAATTTATGGTTTTCCACGTCAAGTGGACTATCAACAGCAATTGTTATGGCTTGAGACGATAGTTTATCAGCTTCCATATCGGCTAGCCTATCTTGTTCTAGTAATTTATCAGCAGCTAATTTGTCAGCAATAATTTTGTCGGCTAAAGCCTTAACTTCTTGTTTAGATTTTAATTCATCAGACAGTTTAGCATCGACTATAACTTTTAATCTAGCATTTTCAGCGTCTATATTGGTCTGCTCAATACTCTTACCACGTGGTATTCCTAAAAAGTCAGCTATACCACAAGCTATAGCGTAGGCGTCTAGATAATCATCAGTATCAGTTATGCTATCAATATCAATAAAACGAGCTTCAATTAAGACGGTTTCACAATTTACTTTATTAATCCAGCCAAGTGGCCAGTTACTAGCGATAATATCTTTTACTCCACGGTTTTTTAAACCAGTGATAGAAGTCATGGCATTTAAAATAGAAGTCGCCAATGCTATTTGGTCTCCTGATGCGGCTGTCCATACTTCGTTACCAGTACCACCACCTGCATTACGGTGAATTTGTATACCGAAGGCTGATCCAAAAGCAAAGTTATTATTCATGTAGTTTATTTCAGCTTGTAAGTCTCCAATATCATGGGGCATTTTAACACTTGGGATACCCCAAGATTGCATATACTGAATAACCCTATCAGCCATACGCACATTGTCATTAGCTTCGTATTGTCCTTGACCGACTGCGCCCGAATCAATGCCTGGATTGTGTCCAGCGCTAATTACTATCGTTTTCATTTAATATCCTTAACGATTTCATGATTTACTACCATATTTTCAACATTCATTAGTTTTGTGCTTATATGCCTATAAAGTTCAACTTGTCTATTAGATATTATATCCTGATTTTCTGACAATTTGGATAGTGTATTTACTACACATGTTTGAAATTCACGCCTATCAGTATCATCAATGTTTATAGAAGTATTTAATTTATCTAGTATAACTGTTAAATCTTTTATGGTTGTGTCGTTTTGGTTAAAGAGTTTTTTAAGTAGCCATATTAGAGATGCTACTACTGAACCTAGTATTCCAAGTGATGCTATAGCTACTGCGTTTTCCATGTTATTTACCTTAAGCTATTTCATAAGTGCCTGATACACGTATAGAGTCACTTGTTGTCCATGTGAATGGAGCTGATCCACCTAGGGCAGCATGAGTAACATATGTTCCATCAGATTTAAGATTTAGTATAATAGCAGTTGTCGTAGAAGCTAAATAGCATATTCCGTTATATGTGCTACCAGAAGCATCAACCAACCTAACAGAAGATGCAAATTCAGAAGTGCTAGTCGAGTTTTGAGGTATAGTGAATACAATAGATGAACCATCAAGTGAAGAGTTGGCAGCTAAGGTGATAGACATAAAAAAATGTACGGTTTTCCCTATTTTTGTATAACGAGATACTATTGTTGCACTACCTTTAGTGAAGCCTGTAAAAGTTGGAGTCCATGCTAACCACGAACCACCTACATCTCCTGCTGTAGTATTTAGATTATCGTTACCAACCCCAGACGTTCCAGCACCTAGTTTTGTGCCTGATATACCAGCAGTTGCAGATATGTTATCGTTTGAAATACCACCGTTAAACTCATTTACGATAGTAGTGATAGGAGTATTATAATCTACTACGTCTATTGTGTCTCCGTCTGATGGTAATGAAACTGTTATTGTCGCCATATGTTCTCCTTAATAACCTTGTGATTGCTGAATTAAACTATCTTGTAAAGATGAAACATTAGGAATTTCTCCCCCGAACATCCTCTGTAGCAACATTAATTTTGTGGCTAGTTGCTGTTCACTGTCACCAACATTAGGAGTGTATTCTTCGAGCATCTTCTTTTCACCAGATGTAAATGATGTACCAGCACGAGCCTTGGCAATAGTAGCTTTTAGATTAGAAATAGTAGTGTTGAAATCTAATGTTGGTTGGTCTGCCATACCAACTCTACTCTTTAATTGTTCAAGAGGCCCGGCAATAATACCAGATTTAACATTACCAGAACTTAGCATCCCAATTGATTGACCAATTAAATCTTTTACATCTACACGAGCCTGTTGTGCCTCTGAAAGCTTTGTATCAGTCGTAGACCCATAGATATTTTCAATCTGATTATAATAGTCAATGTATTTCTCTGCATTAGTCGGGTCACGTTGCATGTCATACATTAAGGCTTCTTTTGGATATGGACTTGATATTTCTCCAGTAGTTGCAGCTGTTGTAGTTGGTGATTTATACCATGGAGTATCAGTTGAACTTTGTTGCATAACTGCTTCATCTAACGTTGCTGGTTGTCCAATTAATGCACGTCCACCAGCTTGTCGCATAGTAGCCCCAACTAATTCCTGTGGTATTTGTCCTGTGATTGAAGAAACTCTACCAGCTGCAGTATTCATTAAGTTTCCAACTCCAGCTTTTACAGATTGAGTTGTATTACCACCTATAGAACCTAATACACCTGGAACTTTTATACCTTTTGGAGTTTTAGACGCCGCTGCTGATAAATCAATAACGTCTAACGCTTTAGAATATTGAGAGTTTAAAGATTTAAGCGCAGGATTAGCAGTTTTTAGAGCATTACTTATTTCAGCTCTAGCAGCTTTAGCTATTTGAGTAGCGCCTGGAATGGCTGACTCTGGGTTTGCGTTCCAACCTATAAGATTTGTATCAATTTCTTTTCTTAATGCCCATAATTCAGATGGTGATTTTGCAACATTTATTCTTTTAATAATATCTGTCGCAACTTGGCTATTACTATCAACGCCTATCATACTGTTAAATTTATTTTTTAAAGAATTTGATATATTTTTAGTGTTTATGGCAGTATTTGGAATTACTTTTACAGCGTCATCTATACTTGAGCCTACATTATCAAGATAGTCAACTGTTTTTGAGAATAATCTTGTAGCATTGTCTAGTTTTCCTACTCCAATTTTATCAACTGCGAATTTTTGCAAGTTGGTAGCGCTTTGTGGTGTTACTAATTTACCAGACAGTTTTACTCCTGGTCTTATACCCCATGCTTCACCTAGTGTAGAAGTAGCTTTTTGCTTTAATGAACCACTAACTCCGCCCTTTATACCAGTACCGATTGTTTTTGCTCCTAGAGTTTTGAGAACGGCAGCGTTTGCAGCAGTTTTACCAGCACCAGATGCTAAAACTTTTCCACCTTGGTATAAAGCTTTACCAGACCTTAAAATTGGCGTACCAAATGCCCCACCAAGCAATGCTTCTGTACCGACATTTTTTAAAATGTCTTTTTCTCCAGTTGCTATATTTTCCACAGCCTCACCTGTTCCAGATCCTAATGCTCCACCAAGTATTCCACCTATAATAGTACCAATACCAGGTAATACAGCTGTGCCTATTGCGGCTCCACCTAATGAACCTCCAATTCCACCAGCTGTTGATAGTTGGTCTGTCATCCAGTTTTTTGTCTTTGCAGTAGTTTTAGGAGTTTGTGCTTGCATTGAATACCTAAGTTCCTCTACAGAACCAGGCCTAGAAGTTGGTTGAGATATACCTTGATTTAAATCATCATACCACGCCATACTATATATTCTCCTTACGCATTATATATTTTACTCATTCCACCCAGTCGCTGAGTTAAACTTGGAGCTTGCGTATTATTTTTATAACTTCCAGTTGCACCTAGTACTTCAAGATTTCTTTTATACTGTGACGGAGCATTACTAAATCTTGCGTCATCCCCTACATAATTCAAAGCTATTTTAGCATTTGCATCACCGTCATTGGCCATTTTTTGTAATAATTGCCTATAAGATAATTGCCCACCTTGACTTTGATAAAGTTTTATATATTCAGCAGCGCTTATTGGAGTTCCGTAAGAGTCTGAAAAATTATATCCTTTTTTAGTGTCTCTAGTAATTTGAGGTAGAGACGCAGTAGTTGTTGAAGTAGGTGATGAAAAGTAATCAGCAAAATTAGTAGGGCTAAATGCAGATGATGCTGTTGTGGAGCGATTTTTAGCGTTTTCTTGTTCTGCGAATGCTCGTTCTTGTTCTGTCTGATATATATTTTGTGCAGCAACATCTCTGCGCTCATTTATTCCAAGTATAGCGTCTTGTAAACTCATCGCTTTTTGTTGACCTTGTAACCTTAGATTAGCTAGAGCTGGAGTATATGTCGTAGCATTATATTTAGCCTGTTCAGCTAAAGGTATTCCACCAAAAGCTACGCCAGTTCCTCTACGTCTTGCACCAGAAAGAATATCAGCATAACCTTGTTCTTTTTGTGCATTAAGGGCAGCTTCTTGAGTTTGTATTTCTTGAGGTATCAAACCCATTTGCTGCTGCAAAGAGTTAGTTTGTGCCTGATATGTTGGATTTAGTTCGGCAATAATTTGATCTAGCGTTCGGGCTGTAGCCATATTACTTCCAGACAGCCCATGTATAAATGAATTATAACACTATATTATAAATACAACAATAATTAATTACCAAATAAATGTAGTTTCTACGCTATTTATGATATGTGCTGGTACAGCCTTATCCATATCAAACAATGAAACAACTTTTTGAAACGATGCCTCGGCAGTCTGTGGTTCAAATCTCTCTGGATATTTTTCACGTAGTCTATATATAAAGAAACATACCTGTGGGTGTTCAATAGTATATTTTAATAATAGTTCAGTAAATGTAGGATAAGTTACTTCATTAACTACAGTAGTTTCTGGCTCTATAAATACAGGAGGTACATATGTAGAAACTGGTTCTTCAGTTGGAGTTACATTACTTGAAGATTGCTGCACTGTACCTATATATTTTCCATAGTCTAATTGTGGTTTTATAGTCTCATGAATACTTGTGCTATAAAATACATTAATACTTAGAATAGTCAAAATTGCTATTAAAGAAACTAAAAATGTTTTCATGACTACATTATATTACTAATTTATTAATTGTCAATTAAATGGAGATAGGAAAGTTACTACATTTGCAGTAATAGTTTGGTATCCACCAGTTATCTGCATACTAACTCCAGCTCCATAACTATAAAATGTAGCTTTCATTTTTATTTGAGTTGGTGATATTCTCTCAATTACTACAGGCAAATCAAAAGGAAAAGTTGAACCACCAGGGGTTACTGTTATTGTAACTGTGGCTAATATGCTAGATGAACACCATATAATAGAAGATAAACTAGATTTCATGTGGCATCTTAAACCTGAATTAATTGTTCCTACATCTAGTGTTGACTCATATGTTTTTGATTGACCGAATGCTAACACTCCACTGTCTGTAATATCTAAAGTAAATGTTCCTTTTGAGTCATTTTTTAATGAAGCATAATCGGATGATTGTATAAAATTACTAGGCTTTGTCATAATTGCCCGTCTGCGTAAATGCGATAATGTACATCATAAGTTGGCGATACTATCTCTATCGTTGTATCTGTAACTTTAATATATCCCATGTCAACTATTAATTCAGTACCGTAAATTGTTGAGTCTTTTAACCACGCTATTACTTGTGGTCTATACCCTAGATTATGAGTTACTACAGTGCTAGCAACAGCTACCGATACACCTGATAAAAATAATTTAGTATAATTATAATCAGTATTCAATACAAAGTTGTCAGCAATAGAAGCTGTAGACGTGGAGTCGTCATTAACATTGGTTGGCATAAAAGCATATATTCTGTAATAAACAACCACACTTGCACCGGGATTTATAGTCCTAATAGTGATATTTGTTGAGTCAGCCGAGAATATTGCATAAACAGTAGTTGGGTCAGTACCTTCAAATCCAAAAAAACCACCCTCCCGACTTGTAGAAAAATCAGAGTCTAAAGACCAAGTACCAATTATTAATGGATTAAATGATAAATTATGTGAAAATTGATAGTCAATTCCACCAGTTGGAGAAGTAAATGAACCACTCGTCATATAAACAACCTTATCCATAGGGTAATCGGTATTAAGTAAAAAATTCCTAGAATCAGCCATTATAGGCTCAATTCATCGATTACATCAACTCCATCTATAGATACCCAGTTACCAGGTCTACCATCAACTGGATGCTGCCCGATAAGTATGCGCCTAAGCCCTGTATCATCACTTATAACAAGCCCATACTTGCTAGCAGCATACTTACCTATAATAATAGCCGTCTCTCCTGACGTGCCGTTAAATGCTTTAACCTGTTGCTCTTTATTTAGCGAACGAACCATATCGTTAATTTGACCATAATTTTGGACAGTAGAGTTAGTACTAGATATAGGCCTAAATGACATTATCTTAGACGCCTTGCCTGTACTACTAGAGTGTGACCAAGAAACTTATGTGGTTGCCTTGCTGCATAGTGTTTATAGCGAATAGCGAACCGTCTATACTCTCCAGGTATATATAGACCGACTTGAGTTTCAGCGCTTGTTCCATATATTTCATTATTTCCATAAGTATGTCCACTTCCGTAAGTGATGCCAGAACCCTGAACGTTTGGAGTGAAATATGTAGTCCAGTTATTACGTAAATCATATGCATATTGACAATTAATAGTGTAGCTTCCACTTTGTGCGCCAAACCTAGGTTGCCAGTCTCTTACTTCTTTTAAGACTGCAGGAGACATTCCCACCATGTAATGTGTTCGTAATTCAAAATTTATAATTCCACCTAAATTAGAATAATCATTTGAACTTAATTCCTGATAATAAACTTGCCCTACCCTAGAGCTTCCAACAATTAATTTATCATCATCTCTGAAACCATTTACTGCCCTAGAAACAAAAGCATTTGTGTCATAACTTTCAGTAGTACCGCCATTATCACCATAATTAAGTGAGAATACATAACATTTACTATTCGATGTTTCAGCACTAGGTGTTACCCATAAGTATAGTCGTCCTTTATTTAAAACTATACAAGCTTTTTCTTTATTAGGTAAATCTACTATCTCTTGATATATATCAGAACTTAATAATTTAGCTTCTGATCCGTTAGATTGATAAACACCATCATCAGATAAATAATAAATTGAGTTTACGTCAGAGTCGATTGTTTCTTGAGTGAATGTTCCTTTTTGGTCTGGTGCTTCATCAATAGAGAATGTAGCATTATCATTCCCAGATAGTATAAACTTATTATCTAAAGTTTGGACTATTAAATATCCGTTTAGCGACCTAAGAGCAACAATAGGGTCGCCAGTATTTGGAGAGTCAGCGTATATTAAATCAGTAGAAGTGAAAACTTCATATTCTCCAAAATTAGAATACACTATAGCGTTTTTATCTAATGTAGGCACAAGGAACAACAGTCCTTTATGCGAACAAATCAGCGAATAATTAGTTGTATTAACTTGAGACTCAGTTGTAAAATCCCATTTACGAAGTCCATCAAATCCATTAACATAATAAACAACGTCATTAACTGTAGTAAATCTATAATATGTAGCACTTGAGTTTAGACCTGTTTTAACCGAAGTTATATCTCCAGTTGAGTCATTTACTGAATAAAGAACAGTACCTTGAGCAAACAACGTTATTTTAGTTCCATCGCTTTTATAGGCTCGGTGTAATCCTATAATTCCTCCACTTGTTGCGTATGTCTCTTTAAAGTTAAGTGCAAAAGAATTAGTTGACCATGTTATACCAGAGTCGGTTGATGATAGCCCAGTAGTTTCTGTAGTTGTACTACTCCACTTATATGAACCAGTCGACACATCTTGAACATAGACAACTATCCAGTAATTAGTTGAGGTTACAATAAGTGGTGCTTCAGCAAATCTAGCGATAATATATCCATAAGTAGTAGACACAGCAGATGAAGCAATAGATGATGTAGCGAGTAACACTCCAGGATTGCTAGATGTATCGCTCCATATTTCTACAATTATTGTACCAGTTGCACTTGCGTCATTTTTAATGTTTAATTCAATCATATTAAGACGTTGTGATACTGTAGACGTGAATACTTGAGCAAGCCTAGTTGTGTTATCAAATGGCTGGTCAGAAGCGCCAGTAGTTGAAATAATCGTGTCGTTTTCTGTTTTTCCAGCTGCGGCTGAATAGTAATCAAATCCTTTACGAGTAACGTACTCTCCAAGAGTATTTATTCTAGCGTCTTGGGCTAATTTCCATAGGTTTGAACCACCATCTTTTAATGGAAACTTATCGTTTGATAGAAATGAATTATAGCCTAAGCTATAGTCATTTATCTCATAGCTAAATGTCTTGCTTGGTAGTGGTGGAATTGATTTAGAAACTCGTCTTGCTGTTGGCATTTCGGTTAATCCTCATTATAGTTGGTCTACTGACTTGAGATTGACTATATTTTGCGACTAATTTATCTAGTATTTCATCATATTTATTTTGCAGAATTCCAGCTTGGTCATAATTATCTTTTACTTGCATAACTCTGTATGAAGCTCCAACTATAAGCATTTCGGAAAACTCACTTGGTATTTCTGGTACATCTATATCTGAGTTTACTTCAGTTGGTTTTTTATAGTATCTCAATTTTATAGTGTCAGCAGAGACTGGAGTTGGATAAATATTAATAACTCCATCAAAAATATACCAAGAATTAGGCTGACCAGTTAAAGTTAAATCAACTATATTTTTTACATCTACATAAGTAAGTATTGATTGTTTACCGGTAGTAGTATTTATAATATCGATAGCCTGAACATAATTAGTTGGCAACCCAGAACCATTAGTAATATCTGATACGCCAGGTACTAAAGTATAGTCTTGCGACTCTTCCATAAATCGTAAACGATACTCATTAAATACATCGTTTTGTGTGTCATTAATGTAATTTTTTATTTCAGAACTAGAATAACCAGTATCTCTGATGCGTTGTTGAACTCTAGTTACTAATGCGCCAGTTGTGTAGGCCATCGATTACTCCAACTGCCCGTGATAACTGTATTATATCACAATGTATTATTTTTTACGCCTAGACTTACCGGCTTTAGATAAAGCTATAGCTATAGCTTGTTTCTGTGATTTACCAGAATGTATTTCAGTGCGAATATTATCGCTAATAACTTTTTTACTCTTACCTTTTTTCAGTGGCATATTTTACCATTATTTTAAGTTGTTTCGTACGTACCACTAACTTGTAAAGTATCATTAGTAGTCCACGTCATTGGGATAGTAGCTGATATAGCTGTTCCAGAAGTTGCATATGTAGCATCTGATTTCACTACACGAACATAGCACTCACCACTAGATAAAACTCCTTGGGCTAAGAATGTGTTTGTACCAGAGTCTCCAATAGATGCATTTAACACTACATTTTGTGAAGCATTAGTCGCTGGTAGTGTAAAGTGAAAATCACCTGTTACAGATGAACCAGAGCCGAATGTAAATGCTAATGTAAAATTAACAGTCTTACCGATCCTTGTGTACTTAGAAACAAGTGTTCCGCCAGCTCCTTTAGTTATTCCTGTCAAAGTTGGAGTCCAAGCTAACCATACACCACCTAATTCTCCTGACGTAGTTGATAACATTGAGTTTGTTATAAGTTCAGATGAGCCTGTAGTTATAATAGTTTCGTCAGTTCCACTGCTGTTTATCCAGTGTGGTCGTACAGTGTTTGTTCCAACCCCGAATATTGTGCCTAATCCAGCTGCAGGAGTTGCCGCAACTCCTGAGCCACCTAGTATCAATGGAGTAGACAATGTAGGAGCAGTTCCAAATACTAATACTCCTGTTCCAGTTTCATCTGATATAACTCCAGCTAATTCAGCTGACGTGGTTGCACTTAAATCAGATAATTTGTTACTAGCTTTAATTATGTTTGAGCCTTCGATTGATACAACTCCAGCACTAACTCGTGCAATAGTAGTATCACTTGCGTGTCCAAGTTCAATATTTCCAGTAGTCTCAACTGTTGTGAACTTACCTGTCGTAGCTGTTGTAGCACCAACTGTACCATTGATGTTGATTGAAGCTGTGCCTGTTAAATTAGTAACTGTTCCACTTGCTGGAGTTCCTAAAGCACCACCTGAATATAATAGAGTAGCATTTGCATCTGGGATAGTCATCACTCGTGTTGTTCCAGTTGTAGGCCCAGTTACTTGCATAACTCCAGTAGTGGTGTTTGATTTTACTGAACCAGCGCTACCAGTCACAGTAGTTTGGTCTCCAGTATTAGTACCGGATGTGTTTCCAATGACTACTAATTGGGCGTCAGTAACGTATCTTTTATTAGTACTGTCAGCTATATCAGCTGTTGTAGCGTCTACCCCAGAAGTAACTAAACCCTTTGCGTCGTATGTTATCTTAGTTTTAGTTGCACCAGTTATAGCAACATTTGCCGTAACTTTTTCAGTGTCAAGCTCGTTGACAGCATCTTGCAAGTTTGTTGCAACTATATTACCTGATGGAGTATTAATTACTGATGTAGCAAGAACAGACCCAACTGCAGTGGTTGATGTTACTCTAGCTACTCTTAAATCCTGAACCTGACGTAGAACGGCTTTTTTAGTTCCTACATCATAGCCAGATTGATATTGATATAGTAATTTATATAAAGGGCGAATTTCGCCATCATTTAACGTAGGATATGCAGCTTGAATGTCTGACCATGACACTGCCTCTGCTAACGTTTGGGTATTGTATTGTGATGTAGATGATACTGATTTAACTGCTTGACCAGTTCTTGGGTCTTGTAACGCATAAACAAAGTATACGAAATAGTTTCCAGCAGTTACGCTTGTCCTTGCACCAGTAGATGTTATATATTCTGGGGTATTTGATACATTGAATGCAAATGGAAACCTACTTATTGGAAGATATGATATTTCACCACCAGCACTCTGTGAGCGTATCTTGAACAAGCCAGAATTTGTAGCGTTTAAAGCTGCTGCACTTATATTTCCCATGTCCTGCTGCCAATATGAACCACCTGTTGAGTTTTCTACTGTGTACGGTAAATTATCATCTAAATTAGTCAACGTCGTCAATGATATTACGGCATTTCGTCCATCAGCGTTTGGAGTGCCAGAAGCAAGCGCATTACTGACGCAATTACCACCAGATACCCAAATGGCACCATATTTATGCTTCCATGTATGGTCAACACCAGAAACAGTATTCTGATGAGTCTCTAGCACTTCTACTGCTGTTCTATCTGCACCGCTTAATGACGGACTCCAAAATAAACGATACACCATTGCTATAGAGTTATAATCAAGTGCGTTATTTTGAGTTACAGTAGGGTCTCCATTGTTATCAAAATAAAAATTCCAGTTACCAAGAGTATTCGTAAATGCCGGAAAAACAACTGCACCGACTTTAGTATGTTTATTGATAACTCCATTGCCATCAGTAAAGAAGTCAAATGTTCCTAGTGGTGGCGTTATAGTAAGTACTCTAGTGTCATAATCTATAGATATATCAGCTGCTCCTATTGGACACTTAGCACATATTCCTGGGAATTGAGTTGCTTTTAGTTCACCATAATCAAACACAGATTTAGAACTTGGTATTTGAGAGTCAGTCGCAGCAGCCGATGGGCTTACGGTAGTCAATTCTAGTCCATTTTTTAATGTTTTTGAATTAGCACCGTTCCATTGAGGTATATAATTATCATTATTTGTGGCAGGAGCTATTACGTCTCCTCCACCAGATTGAACGTCAGCACTAAGTACTCCGTTTCCGTCAATAGATAGTCTAGTACCAACCTTTACACCACCTAGTATAGTACCTGACGCCGTAGGTAATGTATACGAACCACCTTGTGACGCAGCGTTAATAGTAAAACTTGGATATGTTCCAGTTATGGAGTCAATATTAGTTCCAGCTGTTATAGAAACTACTTGGTCTGGAGAAGTATTTGTGACTATAGGGTTAGCGATGTCAGTTGAGTTTACAGAAATTCCAGTTCCAGCTACTACTGTCTCTACAATACCAGTTCCAGCACCACCTACGGTCTTTACAACTCCTTGTTCGTCTATTGTAAGACCTGTACCAATTTTTATTCCACCTAATACATCATGTTTAGCGATTGGCAAATAATATTCGTGAGCATTCAAACCATTTCGTCCGTTCTGACCAGGGAAACCACGTTCTCCACGTTCACCCTCTTTGCCATCTTTACCATCGGCTCCATCTTTGCCATCTTTTCCATTTTTACCATCAAAATAATCAATACCTTTAATAGGGGTATGACCATTATATCCATCAATACCGTCTTTACCATCAATACCATCAAAATAATCAATCCCTTTGATTGGAGTATAACCATCAATGCCATCAATTCCGTCTTTACCATTCTTACCGACATCGCCCTTTGCGCCTTTTGCACCAGTAACTTTTGTAAGTGAACTAATAGCTTCAGATAATTTGTTTATATCAATATTTTCAACTATAACGTCAAGTGGTTTTTTAAGAGTTTCAGAGATATTTCTAACATCATTAGAAATAGCAACTTCTCTATCTTGTTCAATTTTGGCTAATCGCTTGTCTTTGATTATGTCTTTATAATCCATAGTTGCTTTCTTAGCCCGTATAGGACTTATTATACTATAAAAGTCCGTTTTTACAGTATGTTATATTATTATCTGTATTATTATAAAAATGTAGTTGGTTTATTACCATACCACCTGGTATTGTTTCACTTCTAGGATGATATTGGTGTAATGCTTTAATTTCTTCATTAATCTCAAATGGCAATCCAGCACGTTTCCATCTAGCACCAAAGTCATTATCGTCATAGGCATAGCCTTTCATGAAATCCTCATCCCATCCATTTATCTTATAAATATCTATTTTATTAAACATTGCTAGAAAATACATACCAGGGTCATCAGACCTAAATATCTTATTTACTAAACTCATACCAATAGTGCCATCTTCTTTAGCATCAAATACTTGGCAAACTACATTTTTGCCTATAAATCCCTCTAACTGTTGCAATACGTCAGTTATAGGCTTTACTTCTGGGCTAGATATTATTATTTGGTCGTATTTAGAGTTGCGAACCCCTATATTAAAAGCCTTTGACGGATTTGTAAACGTATCTAGCTTATACCGTATAAGTTTTACGTCTTTAGTTAGTGAATTATAATTTAAATACTTTGATACTTTTTCATAAGAGCGTGTCGGCATAATAAACTCTTTTTTTTGCGACATCTTGTCGTAAATAAGTTTAGTTTCTTTGAACTGCTCTAACCTATTAGCATCTATCGGCATTATTATTGAAAACATTATTTAATCCAGTCTTGATGTTCCTGTTGCCATTCAATTGTATTTTTCATAGACTCATCAAATGATACTGGCGATTTCCACCCCAATGACTCTAATTTACTTCCGTTTAACCCATAGTGAATATCATGAGCAGGATTGTCTGAATGAAAATCTTGTAATCTATAGCTCAATGGTTTATCCATTATTTTAGATATTCTTTTAGCTAACTCTAAATTATCTAAACATACGTCACCAACGATATTGTAACGGTCTGGGTCATCAATTTTACCTATTTCGTGTTCATGTACTGGTAAATTATTCAAAATGTACAGCAGGGCGTCTGATGCGTTCCTAGAGTGTATATAAAATCTAGTGCCTATTTCTTTTTCATTTCCGTGAATAGTTACAAACTTATCTTCATTGAGAGCTTTTTGAACCATTACTGGGAACTTAGAACCTGATTGCATTTCACCAAAGTTATTCATTGTGTTAGTTATTACTAGTTTAACATCACCAGAACGCCAGTAGCAGTAACATAAATCTTCTGATGCAGCCTTAGAAGCTGAATATGCGTTACTAGGCCTGTGAGTTTCCCACTCTTTATGACCTATCCGAGGAGTTTCAACAGCTCCATACACTTCATCTGTTGAAAAATATATAAATGCTTCGTGGGGAGTCTCTTTGGCATATTCAAGCATTACTAATGTGGAGTCGATATTATTTTTAATAACCCATACTGGATTTTCTACTGAAAAAAATACATCTGACATTGCTGCTAAATGAATAATGTAATCTACATCACCTATTTCATTTTTCATAGTAGTTGATATAGGACAAGTTAAATTGTGGGAGATAGATTTAATCCTAGATTTCCAATCAGGATGTTGTTTTAATGTAAAGTCAAGTCTATCTTTATACCCTTTATGCTGGAATGAGTCTATACCTACTATATCCCAATTGGTATTTTTCATAATATGTGACACTAAGTGAATGCCTATGCTACCTGTATGACCAGTTATCAAACATCTCTTTTTAGGAATATACTCTTCTTTATAAGATATTGTAAATCCTTTATAAGTTGGATTAATAGATATTTTTTTCATTCCTTTATACTTTCTGCTTGTTCATTATACCCACGATCAAGCATTGTCTTTTTATAATAATCAGGATATTCTTTCCAGTTATCTTTATTAGCAAATGTCCTTGATAAATTTTCTGTTACATGACCGACTAGATACCCATGATATTGTATTAATCTGCTAAACTTAGAGTCTTCTTGCAATGGTGAATGTCTGCCATCATCCCATCTAAACTCTTCGTATTTAAGTCCATTGTCAAATATTTCTCGTTTTATAATGTTTGGCCCACCAACACATCCAGGCCATGGGTTCAATGTCTTACCACCAATATATAACTCTCTAAGGATAGCTTTTGGCGTTTCAATAGCCTCATGGTCAATCCCTAATTGACCTAATTCAGGTATGCATTCAAAATAACTAGCGGCATTAGTGTCCCAACCTTGCTTTAGCTCCATGTCATTGTCTAAGCGCATTAGATGGGTAGCTACTGGATAGTTTTTAAGACCTTCAATCCATCCAATATTAGTTGCTTTACCAGGATAGTAATTATCGGGGTTAAAAATAACTAAATCAGCCTTATTCCTTTTAGTTAAAGTATCAAGATACTCTTTTGTTCCGTCAGTTGAATTGTTATCAACTATAACAAGATAGTAAGGTACAGCTATTGTATCATGTAGATATCTTAACGTGCGCTTTGTATATTCAAGACGGTTATAAGTTATCATAACAATTAAAAGTTTCATATCATACCTCACTATCATCTATAGTTAAATATCGTTTTGGTGGCTTTTCTGCCATCTTAAGTCTTATAAGTTTATTGGCGTGTTTGCGACTAACCATTATTTCTTTACCGTCAACTATAACGGTTGTAAGTTTACCCTCTGGGGCAGTTGGCCATTTCTTTATTACATTATAAAGACTGTTCTTTTTTAGTTTAGTCCATTCTTCAATCTGATGTGCTCCATTATTAGAACCAGATTTACCAAGTGATATAAGCTTTCGCTGCCCTAACTTAAAACTAGCGTCATGTATTGGTATTGGAACAGCTAATCGCCTAAGAGATATACCAAAGTTTACATCATGCAAGCCATACCCGTCTTTAGTATCGCCACGTGGTACGCCAATAATCTTAATATAACCATTCATCTTGCGAATATTCCAGCAAATATCTGTTCTAAAATATGGTTTGCTCAATTCTTCAAACACCTCACGTTTAATTAGCATGCATCCAGTACCGCCAAATATGATTGACTTTTTTACTAAGAATATAGCCCCAT